TGCCTGATACTTCTTTCATTACTCGATCCAAGCATCCGTCTTCATTCTTTTCCCATGCTTTGCGGAATTTCTTAATACTAGTACCGTCAGCAAATGAAAACACTAAACTATTACCTTCTTTTTTAAGTAGGTTTTTAGCTTCGATCATGTCTACCATACCACTGTAAGGACTCATACCAGTTTCATATGGAATCTCTACTTGCACCGACTCAAACGGTTTAGCATATCTGGTCTTCATAATCTTACAAGCAGCCCGGATACCGTTAACTGTTGTAGTCTTATTGCCATCAGCATCTGTTTTAAGTTTAAGTTTACGCATAGCTACAACAATACTTGAAGCGTAGATAAAGCCTTGACCACCTGAAATTTTATCATCTGGGTCAAACATATCTTGACTTGCGTAAGTATGATTAGTTGCTACTAAACCAATGTTAAGTGTGCCAAACATGTTTACACAGTTACGAACAAGTGCTGTTAGTGCTTTAGGTTTACGACCCATATCACCTTTCATTTCACCCGATTCAAACTGATTAACATCTGTTGGCGTCAACATCATACCTAAACTATCTAAGACAAACAAGACCTTAGGACGATCTTCTTCTTCTAATGTGCGATACTCTTTAACAAAGTCACTGATAACCTTGGCTACATCGTCAATCATAGCCATATTCAGTTTTAGCAATTTTTCCTCTGAAGTGTCTACTCCTAACGCATGTAACCAAGCCTCATCAAGCGCATTTTCTGTATCAATTAAGATTACATAAATGCCTTGCTCTTGTGCGTGACGCACAATGTTACCTGAACAGATAAAACTTTTACCTGCTCCTGATTCACCAGCAAACACTGTTACTTTGCCCATTGGAATACCTTTGTTAAAGTCTCCACTTAATAGGTAGTTTAGTGTGTAGTTGCCTGTTGAGATCCAATCTGTAGGATCGTTAAAGCCAATGCCCATTCCCGGGATAGCTTTTGTAATTGATTTTCTAAATTTACTAATGTCGTATGGTTTTGCCATGATTATTTGCCCTCTTCTATTAAACTATAAAATTCTTTAAACACTTGTTTACTGTCTAGTCCACGTCTGCGGTCTATTTTAGCAATTTCTTCTAAACAATAATCAATATTTTTTACCATTGGTGTTTTTATGTATTGTAACATATTTCTTAGACTATTTTCAAGTAGATATCCAGGTTTTTGGCTAATCCAGTTTTCTAATTCTTGTTCTACTGTGTATAGCATATGGCTCGGAAGATGTCTAATATTTAAATAATTGGGACTGGTAATTGGTCCAACTACAAAACTATTATTATGAAATCCTAATTTTTGTAAGTATCTAATACACTCAAATATTGACATATAATTCAATAGATGATGTAACATATTAAATGATATTTTATGATTTAACTCTTTAATAATATCGAGATTATCTAAGAAATCCTGCCAACAACTACCATAGCGAACATATTCAAATTCATGTTCGAGTTCATCAATACTGATTGTCCAATGTACGTTAGGGAATTCACATATTGCTTCAAATACCCTAGTATCTACTTTACTTAAGTTTGTATTAATACGTAGATTTACATTAAGATTAACCTGTTTAAGCAATGCCAATAATTCTAAATTTTCTTTCATTAGCAAGGGTTCGCCGCCTGCCATGTAAACGTGTTTTAATTGATGTGCGTTATTAAAGATATATTCTTTTAATTCAGCAACACGCTCATCACTAGGTTTGATACTAACTACATCAAGTTCAGCAGCCCATTTGCTAGAATATTCAGGCCCGCAATATATACACCCAAAATTACACACATTACTCCATCGGATGTCAATCTGATGTAGATCAAAATTATTGACATTGTCGTAGAGATCTTTGTTAACCTCTTTTAACTCTTTGAGATAAAACACCCGATCGCTGATAATATCAAAACTTTTTTTATCAAACTCTAAGCTGTAACACCCATAACATCCTATGCCGCCTTTTCGTGCTAGCATATTCTCTTTAGTTTGTGTATTAGATTCTAATATACTAGTCAGCGGAGAGTCTTTAAGATTGCCAATGGCTGTTTGACTGCGGATACAATTCATAACATCGCCGTTAGAATTATACATGAATCCAGTCCAAGGGATAGGACAAAAGCTCTTATTAGTTAAATATTCTTTTGAATTCATTAGTGAACCTATAAATCAATTGGCAAATTTATGTTTTTTCGATCTGAGAATTCTTTTAAAAATTCTCGCATTTGAGCATACATTGTTTTATTAAATTTAGAAACTTCAATGGCCCCTATGACCGAGTCGATACCAGATATCCAACTATGTTCTTGTAGTTTTTTAAATTTTTCAATTATGTTATTCTTTTTGCTATCTATTAATGTATTAAATGTTAAAATATTTGGATCGCGGCAATATTCAAATGTCCACTCGAGGTCTGAATACTTTTCTTTAATACTTAACATCAACAAACTAAATTGATCAATATCAAGTACAGTAATACTGTTCATTAATGATAAAATTTTTACAGTAACATTATTAGGTTTATTCTTTAATAAATGACTAATATTATCCAACATTTTGTTATAATTCATACCAAATCGAACAAATTCTGCTAACTTTCCTGTACAATCTAAACTAACTCCTATATGTATATTATCGTATCGTAATGCTAGGTTTAATAATCGATCTATAGGTTCGAATGTAGGGCATGATAAATTCGTAGTTAACATAAGATTCTTACTAGATACATTCTCTACCAATTTAAAGAAATCTTTATGTCTTAACGGTTCGCCACCAAGCACTGCTAATGTCTCAAGTTGGTTATATTGATTAACCCACTCAACAATACTATCAAAATCTTTATCATTTTTTTCATCTATATTATAGAAGTCTTTATCAGAAAATATTCTATATGGCTTATTCCTAACATCAGTTTCCCACTGACTACTAAATTTTGGATTACAGTATATACATTGGAAATTACATTCGTTGCCTAAACTAATTTCAATTTGTTTAGCTTTTGGATTTTTTTGATAATCAGATAGTTGACCCGTAAACTTCTCCAAATATCGGTGACGTTTACTAGTAATTCCTTGATTTTCTAAATTCCAGCAATAATTGCAACTAGGATCTTGATAACCGTTTAATAATTTATTTTTTTGATCATCTAATACTATAGAAATTTGTTCTTTATTAATAAATTTTACAGGGACACCTTTACAACATGCGTAGACAAATCCATTTGTTGGATTAACAAGCAATTCATCCCATTTAGCAGGACAAAAAGTTGTTAAATGTTTTGTTGAATCCATTGATATACCTCTTGAGCATACGTATCTACATTCTGGTACTGCGGTGGCTCTTGTCCTAATTGTGTAGCAACATTTCCTGGTCTAACCATAATTTGTCTAGGCCATACATTGCGCTCAGTTAATAACTCTTCTGCTAGTTCCAATGCTTTCTTTTGAATAATATATTCATCCCACTCTCGTTTAAGTGGAACTATTATATCAGTCATTTGAGTACTAATATTTACTATTGTTTTTTGCTGCCCTTCCCAACGTCGCCACATTTCAAATAATAATTCAGTCTGAGCAAAACCAACTTGAGCATTGTTAATAAACAAGTCACAACATTCGATTACGCCTGCTACTTTAGGTAGACTACGAATGTTATAACCGTTGCGTCGACTTAATGCTACAACTTCGTGCCCGTCAGCTTCAAACAGTTTAGCTAATGCTAGTCCAATTCCCGCTGTCCCGCCTGTAATAGCTACTTTCATTCTATTCCTCGTAATTGCTTTTGTTGTTGTATGTATGCTAGTGATTCTGGGGTATCTTTATTTTCTACTGCTAACTCAATCGGCTCTTTAAGATAAGCATAACTATTTTCTAGCTTATGTTCTTTTACAAATTCAAGTATATTAGGCAAATCATCAATATTTAACGCACTAACAGTAGTCCATGTGTTTAGTTTTACAGGCATACTCATATAACGTTGTAGGTTAGCATAAAATTTATCCCATTTAACCGGATACCGCACAAAATCATGTACTGGGCCTATACCATCTAAACTTACAGTAACAGTAACATGTACTCCTCGTTCGCATAACGGCCATAATTCTTCTAATACTGTACTACAGTTTGTATTAAGTCTTACGCTACGAATATTTAGAGGCAAGTTAGCCAAGATATGTTTATAGTTTTTACTATGGCTAGGTTCACCACCATTAATATCTAAGTGTACCACGCGATCCAATGGTAACGACCAAAAAGCATTAGAATTGTCAACTATGGTGTAGTTTTTACTTTTAAGGCCGCCAATTAAGGTACTGTGGTCTTCGTTACAAGTCAGACATGCGCTGTTGCATATATTATCTAACACGCCGCCCACTGATAGGTAATCTTTTTGTTTTTGTAATCTATGAAATTTAATTGCATTAGTACGAATACTTGTGCCGTTTTCTAGTTCAGTTTTCATACAACGTTCGCACTCTACAGGCCAAATACCTTGTTCCATGCTATCTTTAATTCCAGTTAACCATCCACTAGCATCCATTTCCTCTAGCGAATAAAACTGCGGATTTCTAGTCATATGACCACAACGGCTAATGGTACCGTTAGGATTGAGTCTAACAAAATGATCTAGTCTAGGGCAATACATTGTAATTTTTGAAAAGCTATTTTATCTTGTTGTTTAAGATAAGATAAAACTTCATTGAATGTTAACTCCTTACCTATTAGATTTATAAGCAAATTATCTAATCTTATAAACATTTCATAATCTACATTTAAATCAACTGATGAGTTATCTTTAAATACAGATAAATTTTTTCCTGTAATGTTTGATATTTCAGACATATCATAAAATCTTAATTTAGCATTAGTATATCTATTTAAATTAATTAACCAACTCAATTGTGGAGCATAATGCCTGTTTAAAAATTGATAAGAGTTAGCAAACCATCTAATAGTAGTTAAATCTAAATTAGGATTATCTCGTTTAGTATTATATACAAAGGTCTGTATACCGGATATTGTACGCTCAGTAGGATTTCTTAGCACCACATCAATTATATCCAACTTAGACAATTGTTGATTTAATAAAATCTTACATTTATTTTGTTTGGCATATTCATTGATGCTTGAACTACCATTTTTGTAGATAGGATAGAAATACCGTTGTGAAGCTAACTCAATAACTTCACAACGGGTTGGATAGATTATTTCATCTAACCTAGATAACATCTAATTACTCAGATGTCTTTTGGCGACTGCGAATCATAGCAAGAATGTCTTGAGCATTCTTACCACCGGCTGCTGGGGTAGCAATTGGTGCTGTTGGAGCACTAACTTCTACCTCATCTGCTTCGAATGGAGGATCTTCTGCTACCACTGCTGGTGCTGGTGTTGCTGGTTGTGCTACAGGTGTAGCAGTTTGAGCTACAGGAGCCGCTTGCGCAGTACCTGCCGGCGCACTAACACCACGTGGGCGATAGTAAGCACCCCAACGATCTGTATCATATGCTTGACCATCTACTGATGCTTCAAACATTTCTTTGATAACTTTCAATTCAACATCACTTGGTTTCTTAGGTAAGAAATCAGCTAGGTTATACAGACCATTCTTCTCAATAGCTTCTGCTTCATCCGCTGTTAGCGCACTTTCTTTACGTGACCATTTGCTAGTACTATAATCAGCATATCCACCTTTTGATGTTTTGCTAATAGTAAAGTCCAGACCACCTTGGTAATCAGTTGGTAAGTTTTCTAACTCTGGATCAAGCAAGGCTGCTTTAACTAGGTTAAAGATTTGTGGGCTGATGATAAATCTGCGAATCGGATTTGCTGGTGTTTGGTCATCTGCGATTGGGTTTTCATGTACAAACCCTTGGAACAAGTATGATTTCTTTTTCCAATATTTACGACCCATTTCTTCTAAGCTAGGGTCTTTGAACCATGTGCGCACTTCTGCTAACACAGGACATTGTTCGCCATACATTTCCACGCAAGGTACTTGTACTGTTACTGGTTTTGAATCTGGTTGACCTTTTACACCCGCAAAGGTTAAATTGATCATTAAACGTTCAGCCCAAAAGAATGTATTCTTTGGATCTGCGTCTGGTAAAAAACGTACTCTTGCTGAAGTGCCTTCTGGAATGTTC